TCTATATCAACTACATCTGGTTTAGGAGGGACTAATTGGGATTCTGGAACTACTACTAATTTTACTAATAATTATAAATATATTGGTCTGGATGGTGGTACAACAAAAGAGGGGGGTTATTGGCGTTGTAGTCATTTGATCGAAAATATTAATAAATATCCAGAAATAAATTCCGAATCCGGAGCCTCATGTATATATGGAGATGCGGGTAATGGAGGTACAGCACAATGGATGAATGGTGGTGGGGAGAAAACCAGATCTGAATCTGGACAACCAGGATTTTGTAGAATTTATTTTAAGTAGAAATCATTCGATTCTATCTATTTTCCAATATAGCGACTCGTTTTTTCAATTCTTGGATCTCTTTGACTAGAACTCCAATGAGTCCTAAATAATTGAGCGATTGAGTTTGTTCTCCGTCTTTTTCACCCGTAACTAAACATTGGAACACTTCTTGGACTTCGTGTGCGATAAAACCGATATCTTGTTTACCTGAGTCAATTTTGTTATATGTGACAGGGTTTAATTTGTCTACATTAAATAATGACGGATCTAATTGTTGTACGTTTTCTTTGATGCGATAATCGGATGTTGCGTTGAATGTATTGGCTGTTACATTTCCTGTTCCAAAATCGAAAGGTGAATCTTTCGTTGGAAAGGTTACATTTACTGCACCTGAACCATTATATGAATTAATACTATTAAAGGTTATAGCATTGTTTAATTTACTTGCAGTTGCCGCGTTTCCAGTGCATGATGACGATGTTGCAGCGTTTCCTGATAAATCACCAATAAATTTCACTGCAGTTGTATTTCCTACTGTATCTATATAAAAAGCATTATTTGTTCCATATTTTGCATTAAATGATGCGTCTTCATTGCGTACTGCAAATGTGCCTCTTGTTTGGGTATTTCCTGAAGAATCTACTGAAAAAGCATTACCTCCATATTTTTGATTAAATGTTGCGTCTCCTATCACTGAAAGGCTTTTTGTAATTTGTGTATTTCCTGAGGAATCCACCGAAAAAGCATTATTTGTTCCATATTTTGCATTAAATGATGCGTCTCTGATTATATTAAACACCCCAGTTGTATTTGTATTTCCTACTGTATCTATATAAAAAGCATTATTTGTTCCATATTTTGCATTAAATGATGCGTTTTCATTGCGTACTGCAAATGTGCCTCTTGTTTGGGTATTTCCTGAAGAATCCACTGAAAAATTGCTATTATTTATATTTAATCCAGTTTTAGTATATATTATACCACTTGTATTTATTTTGTTGACGTCAGGATTACCCAATTGAATACAATTTGACGACTCAACTATAGCATATGCTCCAATCGCAGTAGCATTTATTAAACCAACCCCGGAAACATCCGCGTGTGTACCAATCGCGGTATTGTTATTTCCGGTTCTATTTTCAGATAAGGTTGACCATCCAATTGCGGTATTATCATAACCAGATATGTTATTATATAATGCGAATTCCCCAGTTGCTGTATTATTTAAACCAGTTGTATTATTATACATTGATTTATATCCTATAGCAGTGTTATATGAACCTGAAGTATTTGTGTATAATGATTGATAACCAAACGCAGAATTTGAATAACCATTAAAAATAGTAATAATATTTTTATCAATATCGGTGGTATTCGTTTCAAAATTATTAGATTTTAATGCATTGTAACCTATATTGGTATTACATCCATCTGATAATCCCATTGTAGAATATAAATCTAAATCAGCTCCTACAATTTTAGAAACAGATATATTTCCTGATGAATCTACATGAACTAATCCACTGTTTATAGAATTATTGATATTTAATTTTGAAAAATCAAGTATACCGCCAATTTTTGTATTACCATTAGGAGTAACTATAAATTTATTACTTCCTATATTCATTGTTCCATCTAAATCAACTACAAAATTACTACTTCCTATATTCAATGTATTCTCATTAAACACAAATTTATTAGTACCTATACTAAGTTTACCAATATTTAATTTACCTGTAGTATTATTACATAAATTTACACTATCTGCCGAACTACCAATGTTTAATATTTTTGTATCACTTGTGTTGAATAGATTTTGTGTTCCTTGAGTGCCGACTATATCAGGAGATTTGATTGTTAACAATCCTGCAGTTGACCCTATAGTTATATTTGAACATTCTCCGCCTATTGTTAATATTTTTGTTGTTGAACTATTAAACAGAGATTGGCCTAAATTTTGATTCATAATACCTGAACCACTTACTATACTTGAATTGTTAATTATTAATGAACCTGTAGTAGTACTTGATCCCATATATATAACAGATGCTCCCCCACCAATTTTTAATACTGATGCGCTTGTATCAAATAATGTGGCAACACCAGTTTGCGTCGTGCTTATTATTCCACTAGAAACATTAAGTGCACCATCGACTAATGTATCATTTTTTACGTAAAGTTTTCCATTTATTGTTGTATTACCGAAACCATCTACTTTAAAATTTCCATTATTGAGATTTATTGTACCGAATGACGCATCATTGATTACACAAAGTGAACTCCCTATTTTTGTATTACCTGACACATCTAATGTACCTGTAAATGTTGTGTTTTTATTTACATTCAAATTACCACCAATTATTGTATTACCTGATATATCTACCTTAAAATTACCACTATTGAGATTTATTGACCCGAATGATGCGTCCTTTGTTATATTAATCGAACCACCAATTTTTGTATTACACGATACATCTAAGTTTCCGCCAATTATTATATTATTAAATACATTTAATGAACCATCAATTTGTGTAGTATATCCTTCTTTATGTAGTAATATTTTTTTGGATCCAGAATTTGCTGTCCATTTTGACCCAGGTAAGGTTACTTCAAAATCATTTTTATCGGTATTTATTAAAATAGAACCAACATTATTATAAGAATTATCTTTATATTCTTCAAAATAAAATCCACAATTAGCAATTGATGTTGTTATACCAGCTTCCGGATTTTCGCCGGTTTTATTCATTGTAATTGTTTTGTCAGCAACTAGTAAATTTGTTTCTTGTATATTTTTGTGATTAATATTTCCTATAATATTTAAATCTTTCCAAATGGTAACCGAACCTACAATTTTGGTATTTCCAGAATTGTCAACTATGAAATTGCCATTATTAAGACTGATTGTACCAAATGACGCGTCACCTAATACATTGAGCAACCCAGATATTTTTGTATTACCAGAATTATCTATGTTAAATTTACCATTATTAAGATTGATTGTTCCAAATGATGCGTCGTTGATTACGCAAAGTGATCCGTTTATGTTAGTTTTTCCGGTAGGCGCACCCATGTTTATATTTGTCGCTTCTCCACCGATATTTATTGTTGTTGTTTGTGTGTTAAATAGAAAGGCTCCTAACTCATTTGTGCTTATTATTCCAGGAACAATAAGTTTTTCTCCGTGAATTGTTGTTTCTGTTCTACCTGCACCCATTTCTATGACTGAAGTAGAACCACCAATATATAATGTGTTTACATTTTCATTAAATAATGTAGCATATGTATGATGAGTGGATATTGAACTTGGAAAATTTGGATTAGTAATATTGTCTGATCCAAACATTAGATTTGATCGCGTACTAACTAATTGGTCTGTATCTGATACGGTCCAACCATTGTATGATAAATCTACACTTGAAAAATTTTTATTTTTTATAGACATTATTTGTCCAAATTTATTTATTTTTATGTTACTTGGATATTGGTATTCTAACCAATTATTACCAGTTGGTGGTGTAAATGTAGAATCCGATTTTAATGTAGATAGAATATTTATAGGTAAAAATGGTTCATCTTGAGAAGGACCTGTTTTAAATTGTATTGAGTTAAATGACACGTCTGCGTTTAATTTTGCATAATCTGGTAAATTTATATGGGACAATGCGTTCGTTATTTGTCCAGATACATCTATGGTTGTAGCATAATCGTGCATAATATTATTTACAGCATTTTGTACAAACGCAGTTGTTGCAATATTTGTAGAATTATTACCTTTGATTTGTGTTAAGGTAGTAGAAATACCATTCAATGTAGTTGAACCATTCACTATTAAATTACCACCCACTTCTAAATTACCTTCAGATGTTCCTGGATATGCTGTATTTTGTATTGTATTATCCATAAAATAAATATTACGAATGTTTAAAATAGATTGTTCATCTAGATCCAAATGACTTTTACTTACTATTTTACTATTTTGTTGTCCGATTGTATTTGTAATTATTTGATTATTACTTGTTGAAAAATGACTTTTAACTATATTATTTGTAGCGGAGCGATTTATTCCACCATATTGTCTAAATGACATTATATTATATATTATAATATACTTATATTTCGAATATTTACCTAATTTTTATTTTAGTTTATTTTATTATTTACAATATATTTATATAATGATAAAATTATTTGGTCAAGTTTCTAAAAAAGTTTGAAACTAATTGTTTGCTTTGGTTTTGGGTTGGGGTTTTTATAGGTGTTGGTTCTCTTTTCGTATATTTTCTCGTTTTCTTTTTTGGGGATTTTTTCCTATTTTGTCTTGGTGTTTTATAATGAATGCGAATTGTTTTCGGTAATGGTGTTTTATATAACATATTTTTAGGTTTATTTCTTTTTCGTGATATTGTTAATATCTTTGGTTGTTTTTGGAAGAAAACGGAGGCGTCAGCCGAAGTTTTCTGAGGGAACTCCGTAGTTATAGTCGAAGGAGTTTGTGTAAAATTCATACGATTACCTTCAACCATAATAGATGATAATTCTGATAATTCTCTATCAATATCTAATAATTGGTTTTCAAGTGACATAGTATTTTTTATTTGAGGAATGTTTACGCGATATAATATAGGTTCTGGTTCTGATTCTGGTTCTGGTTCTGGTTCTGGTTCTGGTTCTGGTTCTGGTTCTGGTTCTAACACTGGTTTTAATTGCGGTAAAATGAATGATTTAGGAGTGTGAATTTGTTGTAAATCTACTTGTATTTCCGGTTCTATATGTCCCTTCAAAAAATCCATTTCTAAACGTTGATCTATTGGTCTATTTACCGAAGGGATATTTAACATATTGGCTAAATCTTTATTGTCTAGTTTGATCCTATATTTGTTTTTTTTGCCATTATCAACAACATCCAGTTTAATATTTGCGTATTTGCCGTTATAATTTGCGTCCCATTTAATTTCATTTGTTGTTGTATGATGATGATTATCTTGAATAGTTGTTTGTGTAACCCCTTTATTTTTAATATATGTTGCTTCCATTATATTAAAATTATATTAAAAAATAGTAAAAAATATAAAATTATAATATTTGTATTTTTATTATGGAATTGAATATTTCTGAATTCGAATATAATGATGATGTAGAAGATGTTGGACATTTTGACGATAATACGTTTATTCCTTACGTGAAACCTATATTAAAACCCATATTAAAAACGCAACCGAATATTCCGCCTAAAAAAAAACAAGTGACATATGATGACATATTATCATCATTAAATATGACCGTTGTAGATGGTAAATTACAAATTGTAAGAAATAATGTGTTGGAAAAGGGAAAAGTGAATGTGGTTGAATCGAATATAAACGCAAATGTGAATGCGTCGAATGTCAATTCTAAGATAAATTCAACTCCTTCGGCTACCGCCTACGGAGTTCCCTCGCTCACCAGCGCCTTTGGCTACGGCTCGCTCCAAAAAGCAAATATAAATTATAATCAAATACATCAGAAATTTCAACAGCAATCGCAACCACATAATCAAACACATTCGAATAATGTCTCACGAATTCAAACACCATATGAGAGACAACAGCATCAATATCAGATAGAACAAGAAGTACCAGAACCATTAACAAGAGAACAATACAAAAAAATGGTATTGATTCAATATTTAAATAATGAATCTCAGAAAAGACGAATAAATGAAATGAAATCCAAAAAAATGATGTTTTCGACTATTTCGAATAATAATATAAATATTTCGTCACAACGAGGAAATTCATCTGATTTAAATCGATTATTTCGATTTGTAGGTTAAACTCCTTCGAACTCCTTCGACTAACGTCTCCGGAGTTCCCTCGCTCCCCGGCGCCTTCGGCTACGGGTCGCTCCAGCTACCGCCTACGGAGTTCCCTCGCTCACCAGCGCCTTTTGCCGCGCTTAAGGCTTCGGCTCGCTCCAAAATTCATTCGACTAGTGTTCCACTCTTAAAGCGGTTTCTCACCTTCAGCAAGATATATGGGATATTTTGCTTTATATTCATCCGAATTTGGATCTTCTTCTAAGTCCAACATAGTTGTTGGTTTACTGATAAATACATCTTTAAACTCATCTGTAAAATTATCCTCGTCGATATATCCATATTTATCTAAGTCGGTTATAAACCCAGAATCTTTAATTAATTCTATTGTGTTATCACTATGATCATTTCCCATCGCATCAACTTGTCTATTTGTTGGCATACGGGTGACTATTTTGTTTAGTCGTTTGAATAATTGATTAAAAAGTACTGCTTTAAACTCATTTTCTTCATCACCTGAAAACATCTGTGCGTGAGTGTTTTCATCATATGCCTCGTCAAGTATACTCATTATTTTGTTAATATTATTACTAGCAATAGGTTGGCTAATACGCCGTGGGTTGTATAATGAAATAGCATCTACATTTATTCGTTGATTTTTTTCTATTAATCTTATTAATTGATCTAATATTTCATTTTTAGTTAACCCACCTTTAAACAATCTTTTTTTAGTATTTCTTACGTTTCGTTTTCTAGTATTTCGTTTTCTAGTATTTCTTAAACTTCTTTTTCTAGTATTTCGTTTTCTAGTAATTCTTCTTTTAGTTTGACGCATATATAATTATAATATAAAAAAATATATATGAAGTCAAAGAGAATTTTATCAAAAAAAACGAAATATATAAAACTCCTTCGACATTCGTCTCCGGAGTTCCATCGCGCACCGTCGCCTTCGGCTTCGGATCGCTCCAAAGGTGGGACCAAAAAAGATAAAAAAGAGCCAAACTCCTTCACTGACGTTACGGAGTTAAGTCGCTCACCTTCGCTAGCGCTACGGCTCGCTTCAAAAGAAAAGAAAGAAAAAATGGTAAAAACTGTAAAAAAACGACCAAAATTAAAACTCCTTCGACAGTCGTCTCCGGAGTTCCCTCACTCACCGGCGCCTTTTGCTGCGCTTAAGGCTACGGCTCGCTCCATCATTGTTGAAGAATTTGAGAAACCTACATCTTTATTACAAAACGCAACGACTGTTACTGATTCTTTAGGTAGGGAAATACGGGAAGAAGAACAAAAAGAACAAAAATTGAAAGAAAAAGAAAATTTAAAGGTATCTCTAGTTAAAATACATATGGAACCCGTTAAAAATAAAACAGTAAAAAATAAACGTGTAAAATTGATTCTGGTTAAAGAAAAAGAAGATCATCACCCATTAGATCTAAATCCACCATTAGATCCAAATCCACCATTAGCTGACCCCACATTAGCTGACCCCTCATTAGACCTTATCCAACAATTTAGAAAAAATGGATATTCTTATTTGGAAGAATTATCTGAATCCGAATTGTCATCCATCATAAATGAAGCAAATAAAGCATTTCATTACAAACTCCTTCGACTAACGTCTCCGGAGTTCCCTCGCTCACCGGCGCCTTCGGCTACAGATCGCTCCAATAAAACACCCATAATGACCGATAATGAATACGATATTGTGAAAGAATATATGGAACAAAAATTTCCAACAAATCCTGTTTTAGAAGAAGTCGGTGCTCCTATCGAAAAAAATAAAGTTGTATTGCCATATGAAATGGCTTCAATGGATAAAATTAAACCAGATACTGGCGCCCTTGCTGTATGGAAACAAAAACATACTGGCCCATATGTATTATCGTGTAAAATGGATGGTGTAAGTGGTATGTATTCTTCTGAAAAGGATGTGCCCAAATTATATACACGTGGTAATGGAAAAGTCGGACAAGACGTGAGTCATTTGATCCCTTATTTGCGATTTCCTAAGATTAAAAAGGGTGTTGGGACTGCGGCAATGGTTGTTCGGGGCGAATTTTTGATTTTAAAATCGGTATTTGCTGAAAAATACGCATCAAATTTTGCTAATCCTCGAAATTTAGTCGCCGGAATTGTGAACAGACAGACATTGGACGAAAAAGTGAAAGATTTACGTTTTGTTGCGTATGAAGTTATTGTTCCAACATTAAAACCATCTGAACAAATGGCTCTTCTTAAAAATATGGGGTTTGAAGTCGTGTTAAATAGTGTGGAATCCGATCTAACAAACGAATTATTATCTGAAAAATTGGTCGAATGGCGTAAAAATTATTTATATGAAATAGATGGAGTCATTGTAACAGATGATATTATCGTTCCTAGAACATCTGGAAATCCAGAACATTCTTTTGCGTTTAAAATGGTGTTATCGGACCAAATAGCCGAGGCAAAAGTAGTAGATGTTATATGGACTCCTAGTAAAGACGGTTATTTGAAACCGCGTGTTCGCATTGAACCGATTCAATTGGGTGGTGTTCGAATTGAATATGCCACTGGTTTCAATGCGGCATTTATTGAAGCAAATAAGATTGGTGTTGGTGCTATCATTCAAATTATACGAAGTGGGGACGTTATTCCTCATATTCGCAGTGTAACAACACCAGCATTTGAAGCTAAAATGCCTAACGTAAGTTATAAATGGAACAATTCTCGCGTCGATATTATGTTGGAAAATATCGAATCTGATGTAACTGTACGAGAGAAACAAATTACCGGGTTTTTTAAAGGAATTGAAGTAGATGGTTTGAGTGGTGGTAATGTTGCTCGTATTATTGCTGCGGATTATGACACGGTGCCTAAAATTATTAAAATGTCCAAATCTGACTTTCTCAAAGTAGAAGGATTTAAGGATAAATTGGCCACTAAAATTTATGAAGGTATCAAGGATAAATTGGCGGCGGCTCCGGTTACAGTGTTGATGTCCGCTTCAAATATTTTTGGAAGAGGGTTTAGCGATAAGAAAATTGAAGTGGTGTTGGAATCATATCCAAATATTTTGACTTCAGGAGAATCCAATGGGGAAAAGGTGAAAATGGTTGCAAGTATCAAAGGCATGGCTTTGAAAACATCCGAATCATTTGTCTCTCATATTCCAGCATTTTTGGCGTTTTTAGCAGAATGTGGATTGACACAAAAAATGGTATCATCTAATATGACAGAAGTTGTTGTGTCATCTTCTATAGAACATCCATTATACAAGAAATCTGTTGTTTTTACGGGTGTACGTGATCCGGCTGCTATTAGTGCCTTGAAAAGTGTAGGCGGTATTTTAGGTAGTTCCGTTAGTAAAAATACGGTCGTTGTTGTAGCGAAAAGTGTAGATGAAGATAAAGATAAAGATACTGGAAAAACCGCGGATGCTAAAAAATTAGGTATACCTATTATGACACCACCTGAATTTATGGCGAAGTATTTTTGAATAAAAGGAAAAAATAAAAGGAAAAAATAAAAGGAAAAAATGTAATTATTAACAATATAAAAAGATTTTATGTGTATATGTATATATATAAATAAAATGTTCAAGCTTATCGTTTTATTCGCGTCATTTTGTGGAGCTCTATCGCAACAGGGTTTTCTTCGTGGTAATTTTTTGAATCGTCTTGATGATTGGACTGAATTTGGTAAATTTCAAGAAAAATTTATTAAAAAATACGAGTCTTTAGAGGAATTCGAACATCGTTTTGTCGTTTTTCGTAGTAATTTGAAAAATATCCTTTTACATAATTTGGATTCTACTCAGAATTTCACAATGTCTGTAAACGCATACACTGATTTGTCTCCTGCTGAATTCAAGGAAAGATTTACCGGTGGATTCAGCTCTGTGAAGAAGACCTCTTCGTGTGCTGTTTATAAACCCAGTGGGTCATCTGTCCCTGGTGCGTTGGATTGGCGTTCAAAGGGAGCGGTTACTTCTGTCAAGAATCAAGGTCAATGTGGGTCGTGTTGGTCGTTTTCTGCTGCTGGAGCAATGGAGGGTGCTTGGGCAATTAAAACGAGTGAACTTATTAGTCTTTCTGAACAACAATTGGTCGATTGCTCCAAGAAGTACGGTAATATGGCGTGCAAGGGTGGTCTAATGGACAGCGCATTTGAATACGCAATTGATACCGGAATGTGTGCTGATGAGGCGTATCCTTATACCAGCGGTGTTACTAAGGAAGCTAGTTCTTGCCATTCGTGTTCATCTATCGCTACCTTTTCTAGTTGTGCGGATGTTCCTGCGAATAATCAAGTCGATTTGAAGGCGGCTGTTGCGTTTGGTCCTGTTTCTATTGCGATTGAAGCCGATACGTCTGTTTTTCAATCGTATTCTAGTGGTGTTATTACCAGTAGTAAATGTGGGACTACATTGGATCACGGAGTGTTAATTGTCGGATATGGTGAGGAGTCGGGTATTAAGTACTGGTTGGTCAAAAATTCTTGGGGGACTTCGTGGGGGGACGAAGGTTACGTTAAAATTGAACGCAGTGATAGCACAAATGATGAGGGAATTTGCGGAATTGCGATGCAGCCTTCATTTCCGTTGGTTTAAAATTATGAACTCCGTTTTCTTCCAGAACACTTCTGTTCACTTCGCTCACATCCGTGTTCCAGTCGCTCACATTCGCTGACGCTACGGCTCGCTCCAAACTCCTTCGACTAACGTCTACAGAGTTCCCTCAGAAAACTTCGGCTTTTGCTACGCTTACGCCTCAGTTTTCCTCCAAAATTAGATTTTTTTTAAAAAATTGATATTATTTTATTATATGTTAAGATATCAACAATATAATAAAATAAATAAATATAATATAATAAAATAAAATGAATACTATTGGTCTTGGTAGCAACGATAAAGAAATCGCGATATCTTGGGCTCTTGACGCAATAAAAGACGTTCTTGGGACACAACATACTCGAAATAAAATTATAAAAACATTCTTTCCTCCTATTAAAAACGCACAACACATGAAAACTTTTGATGCCTTTCAGCAATATGAATGTATGCCATATAATGATAAAGAAAATGAAATAGTAGAATACTGTGAAGAAATAATATTGTTAAAAAACTATGTTGTATTTACTGCGACAAATATTCAAGAAAACGAAGATGATCAGGAAACGCATTACCAAACATATATTGTAGATAATACCAATAAAATACTATACGCGATTGACCCCGCTATTAATCCTAAAAAAAAATATGGGTATGGTATTTATAAGCCAATGATAACATACAAAACAATTCAACCTTTCTTTGAAAAAAATGGTTATCAATTTCAATATGTAAAATTAATGAATCCCGCCCAAACATTGGTTGAAGATGTGTTTTGTCAATCTTGGACACTTTATATATTATTAGAACTCCTTCGACTAACGTCTCCGGAGTTCCCTTGCTTTTCGCTATGCTTACATCCAGTGCCTTTTGCTGCGCTGAAGGCTACAGCTCGCTCCAAAATAGTAATAAATATCCCAAAAAAACAAATCGATAAATATGAAATTTTATTGAATTTCTATAAACAAATACTTGTCATTGAATCCATTTCTGATAAACTGGACAAAACCTATAAATCAAATGTTAAAAAAAATAAGGCATTTATAAAAACACACGCTACTGAGTTTAAAAATATTGCGCTAATGAGCGCAACTGATATCATAATAAATATGACACCATCCGATTTGATGCCTTAAAATTCAAATTCATATTCTACTATATTTGTTAAATCTGTTTTCAAACTACTATGCAATGACGTCTTTAATTTAGATAAATATACAGAATCTGCTGTAAAATTAACACTCATTAACTTAACCAATGTTTGGTTATATAAAATTGTCATTTTATCACTTTTATTTATTTTATCGATATTTTTTTTATACCATTCGCATATAGCTTGTAATATTTTTGAATGTATTTTTTTTGATAATGAAATGAGATCATCTGAATCCATTTGTTTCCATTCTGATGTAACGTCATCATAAATATAAAATATGTTTATTTTTTGAACAAAACAATAAATTGGATGAATATATGATATGCTCGTGTCCGTGTCCGTGTCCGTGTCCTTTTGTGACAGTGATTGTATTTTTTTATTGAATAATGCGTCAACTGTTTGTGTTATATTCTGTTCGATTAATATTTCTACGTGTTCTTCTGTTGCGGTTATAGACTGAATCCATTCTGTATATGTTTTTTGGGGTTTCGCGCAAGTGTTTAACCATTGAAGCACATTTAGTTTTTTTTTCTTTTTATCTACCCATTTTTGCATATTCTCCATTTTAGTTTCCATTATTTTATATTTTAATGCTAATTCTTGTATGATTTCATAGAGTTTCTCAGTTGTCGGAATATCAGATGATTCTTCTTTGTCACACGTTTTTTCTCTTTTACTTTTATGAAAAACTTCACATAAAATAGTATGCTTTATATGTGAAGTTTTTCTTGTATATTTTTTACCACAATATTCACAGTAATGCGATGAATTGTTCATTTTAAGGGGTTATATTGAATTGGGTATGAGACTAAGATGTTTTTCAATTTTATTATTAACCTCTGTAGACGTAGTCGAAGGAGTTTGGAGCGAGCCGTAGCGTCAGCGAATGTGAGCGACTGGAACACGGATGTGAGCGAAGTGAACAGAAGTGTTCCGGCTATCGCCTCCATTTTCCTCTACTCCATATTATTTTATATTATTTTATTTTATATTATTGTATTTTATATTATTTTATTTTATTTTATAACGTTTTATATAAAATGACGTGTAGATCTTTTTCGTGTAATCTACATTTATCTACTAATGTTCCTGCATATCAATATCAAAATCTAAAAATTATTCAAAATACAGTTCGCGTCCCCGCTTCTCTCTATATGTCTGATTTAGGATCATTAAATGTTTATCAAACTCCTGGAAATTATGGTGTTAATTGGAATCAAATGAGTGATAGACGGATAAGACATTTTCAACCAAATATTGTAACTGGTGGAAGTACATATCACGGTAGTAGTACAGCGAATACAATTACACGAGAACGTCCTGGGGCTGGTTGTCCTGGGGGCGCGGGAGTTGATATTAAACATAACTCATACTATAGATATTTAGCCAGACTTAAAGGGAAAGGTCCGGTTCGTCGTGGAGTTATACCACCGAATTTTGGTGTTCCTATTGAGTTTAATCCAGCGTACCCTATTTACGGGGGTAAAACTACTAAAACCAATATTGTGAATAATTGTAATTGTCCTATCAAAAATTAATTTTTTATATATTATTTAATGTATATAATGCCACCAAAATTATTGTTCGGAAGTTTACCTGGACAAAATAGACCAACTATTGTTCCAACCAATGTTAATCAACCTCAAATTCAAGGATTACAATTTAACAATAAGTCTGGTCGTGTAGGACTAAATTTATCTATGATTAATCGTGTTGCAAATTCAAGATCTGGATGTAGTTCTTGTGGAAAATAAAATATTTTTTTAACTCTTTTTTAACTCAACTCCTTCGCCTACGTCTACGGAGTTCCCTCGGAAAACTTCGGCTAGCGCCCCCGTTTTCCTCCATATATGTTATATTTAGGGTTGATCTTTTTTGAAAATAATATAATATTCATTTATACTATAAATGACATATTCCCCATCAGTTTCACCAGTAGGTCGAGCAAATCATTTTTCTAGTATGGGTTATTATATTCCGGTGACAACTAAACGATTGAATAATTGTAATAATACATTATGTTTTACATATAACCATAATTATGTTTATCAACCACATAGTGGATATGGTAAAGTTGGTACAACAGCTTCTGCATATTTGGCAAGCAGGAAAAGACTATAAACTCCTTTATCTAAAAAAAATTGATTTACTTTTTCATAAAAGTATTAATGATATAATTTAACAAGTTCAAGTTTTAAACACACATATACAAAATGTCAGCATCGTCAATCTCAGAAAAATTCAGCGTATTTATCCCGTATGTGTATCGATCCGTTACAGAGGGATGTATTATGCACGCATTCGAAACAAATAATTTAGGAGTGGTTCATCATGTTGATTTCGTTCGGATGGTCGATAGTAAAGGTAAAACATATAAAAGGGCGTATGTTCATTTTACAAACTGGTTTGATAACAATGTTGCTGATAATTTCAAGGAGAAGGTGTTTAATTCTATGAAAGGGACACGGTTGGTTTACGACGATCCGTGGTTTTGGGTTATTTTGAAAAATACCTCTACAAAGTTTGTCGCGGAATCTACTAATGATTCATATGATGAAAATGACCAAAATCGTTCATTTGTCCGCCATAATAAAAATAATGTAGCTGATACATATGATATAATTTCAAATGATTATGTTTCTATGTTGGAGTTTCAGCTTGATGATGCTCGTAAGCAAATAGTTGATTTGAAAGAAGAATTGGTTGGTAGTAAGCGTGATGAAAAAGTCAAACATTTTGTAGAGGATGATTTGAATAGTATATCATTTAATGATATACTATTTGGTTACGGTAAATAACAAAAAAAATAAAAATAACAAAAAATAAAAAAAACAAAAAATAAAAAAAACAAAAAAAAAAACAAAAAAAAAAAAAAAAACAAAAAAAAAAAACAAAAAAAAAAAAAAAAAAAAAAAAAAAAAAAAAAAAAAAAAAAAAAAAAAAAAATAAAA